CCTTCGGGCAATTGCTACGGACTGCTTTAATAACTTCCTGGATTGCAAGCATATTATGTACGAAGTTTAACTGAGTATAGTCCTCATTACCATTGTACATAGTCTCCATAACTGCAACACCATCATAATAGTTTATATAGTTAATGCAATTATCCGCTAAGACTTGCTTCTGGTCTACACCAGGGATTACAACAGGCATGAAATTGACCGTACCATCAATAATCTCCGGGAATGTAAATCCATTAGTAATACCAGCAAACGGACGTCCTGAACCACCATTAACATGAGCAACAAATCTGCTTGCTAATAATAACGGCATAGTTACAGTAATAAACTTACGGGTATACGGATTACGAATCTTAAACCAGTTATGATAGAGTGCACGGCAACGAGAATTAGTAATATCTCCAGCCATACTTACAATATCCTCAAGTGTAGTATATTCCATACCTTCATCGGCAAAGAACATAACATCATTACGATAATCAGCAACATCTATAATTGCATTCTTAACCGCAAGCGGATAAGCGCAATCAAAGATTCCATCCGGCTTATAAGCATCAAGATCATAAATAATCGGATCAAACTGCTCACTATCAGTATTCTTACCCCAAGCACCAAGAAGCAAGTTAGTTAACTCTGACTGCTGCTCCATGGGTGAAGCACCAAGAGTACCGTATGAACCATTAGCTAACGGTACACCAATGGCGTCACTAAGATTATACGGACTACCGATATCAGATGGTAAGTTTGATGTCCATTCATCAGATGAATTATCGCTTGCAGCACTGCAAACAATACCACCCAATGCAATATTACCACGGTAGTTTAAACCATTAATAAAGTCATGCATCATAAGATTTTCAACAGTTAATGCAGAACCATTAAACGTTACAGTCTCAGTCAACTTACGAACCAATCCATACATACCATCCTCAAAGAGTTTGCATGAGAACTGAGTAGAATCTGAATTGATCTTAGACTCTATATTCTGATTTACATTATCAACAAAGAAGTCAGGGTTAAGTGATACAACAACTCTATCAATAACTTCACCACTATCTATAGCCTCAACAGTATATCTCATTGAAGTGTGAGATCTCGATGAGCTATGCTCAGGATTAAGTCTAAAGAAGAGGCTGCTTTCACCACGACCTTTAGCAGCTATAGTAAACAGCGGGAAATCAGTCGCAGTTGTATCATTAAAATCATAATTGTTATATCCAACTTCAGCTGCATCGTTTATATTCTTGCAATTATTTGCTGTAACAGCATATGTATAAAGATACGATACACCATCAGTCTCTACTACACGAGCTCTGATTGTAATATTAGCAAGATTAGCATCACTTGAAATTAAACGTTTTCCAAATACATAGCCTCCATTACGAAGAACTTCGGCTACAGTAAGTTGAGCTTGTCCGTGTCTTTCAAAGTTTATACCACCACATAAGTTAATATACTCGGCAAACGATCTATACATTCTCCAATTTTCAGGCCCTTTATCTGACGTAAACGTAGCCATAGCTATCGGTATATTATTATATACTGTAGTTACTGGTAAGTCAGGTATCTGGGTCTGATCAATAATTTCAAACCTAGTACGAGGATATCCACGTGTTGCCATCTATTTAACCTCCTTAGAAAAGATTATAATCTTATATTAGATTTTTTGATTTACAATAAAATGTTGTAAACTTTATTCTTATGTTTATTGGGCTTGCCTGACTGAGATGCATATAGAATCATGTTTAATTCATCATAATATCCTCTAATGGCGATCTTCCACCACCCTTATTAATTATAGATGAGGCTATAGCTTCATCAGGATCTTCAGATGTAAATGCAGTATATGTACTAGTATATTTAGGTATCTTAGTCATGGGAAGAGCTTTATAAGCTAACATATCATTTGTTTTAGCATATCTAAAAGGCTTAGATAAATCAGTACTATCCCTACAGCATTGAGATATAATAATACCAATAATTTGAGTTGTTACATTATAATTGAATCCATTAAGCTTAGCATTATCCACCCAATATTCATGTAATTCTGTATATGGTATATGAGTTGGCATATTACCGCCTTTAAAGAGATTGACAAATTTCTCTACGTTGGCAACGGCTTGAGCAACTCTTATCTCTGATAATAATTCATTCCCATCAAGGAAGTGTACCAATCTATAATCTGCTACATCTTTACAACCGGGTAATAGAAGCTTAGTCTTTTTTTCTATATGCGCCGGATTACATCTTATCATCGTTGGATATTTAAAATGCTTATAATACTCTGGCTTATCACTATTAGGAGATTTAGAATATGAATACATGAATATACCCATAGTCTCTAAATATTCACCTAATAAATATGCTAAATTTAAATCAAAGAACTTTTCAGGTATATAGTATATTATTTCACCTTTATCTTTAAATATTAGCTTATTCTCTTCTTGATGCATATACCTTGGTAATGCCATAATTATCACTCCTATTATTGAAATTCTTATATAAAGCATATAACAAGTTTATTATCATGTATTCTTTTTATATAATACAAGTTTAATACAAAAAAATAATAGATGGGTATAGCCATAAGGCTATACCCATTTTGTTATTCTTCTATATTTTTATATAATGGATTAGAAAGTACTCTTTGAATATGAGCAAATAACTTGCTATCAGTATCATCGCAGTTGTATTTGGTTAAATGCTCGAATGACTGATACCATACGCGACCGCTTGGTAATACACGTTGGATAACCGTTTTGTCGACTATTGATATTCCATTACCAGATGGTAATGGATTGACGTATGTTTCAATTGTCATATTATTAGCAATCATTTTCATCATAATCCTCTAAGGTCTCTATATTATGAATTGTTTTATCAGTTATATTAATTAATGTATCGTTATCACTGATTTTATAACCATCCCATTCGCTAACATACTCATACTCAAATGATAAATGTCGTATCGGTTTATGTACAACATCTTCACATATTGTAGAGTAATACTCATATACAGCGGAACGACAGAGCACTAATAATTCTTGTTGTGCATCAGCAGCGGCAAATACATATACAATATACTTGCTGCCTTCAGGTATAACATCCGTGTTTACGCTTTTATCAATACAGAGCATAGAAAACGGAATATGATCTTCACAAGCTCTTACTCTAGTAGCGTTTACGGTATACCCTTTACGCTTTAATAACTCATACAAATCCCTCATAGTATACATAATAACAACCTCCTTAAAATGAACATATTGGTTATATTATTCTGCTTCTTTATGAACATCATCCATGTTTTCAATATTACGAATAGTTTGCTCATCTATATATTGTAAATCATGTATTTTTTCAATATCTTCGTCGCCCCATTCGTCAATAAACTCATAACGAGCCTCAGTTCTTCCCGCCGGTTGACATATCACATCTCCAATTATCTCTGAATAATATTCAAGGATATTTGAAGTACATATAATCAACGCTTCTTGCTTTATATCTGTACTTACATATGTATATGTAGTATATTTTGGATATGCATTTTCCATATCTTTATTAACCTCTTTATACACACATACTAATGTCGATGAGTAAATACGATTGTTTTTCATACGAAACACATCAGCATAGTCAGAAATAAAACCCTTATGCTTTAATAACTCATAAAAATCTTTTACTTTATACATAATAGCAACCTCCCAAAGGTTTAAAATTGAATTTCATTAAAAGCATCTAAATATTAGACCATTCTATATATTTTGCCTTTAATTATGAAGCATATTTTATACCCCCATTATGTATATAATATATAATTAAAATAAATATTAACTTTTTGATTTATTGTGTTTTAGCGAGACATTTAAATAACATTGACATATTAAAGGAGATGATTAAATATATGAGTATGATTACACCAACGTCTCCTCCAATACAATATCCGCAGAGACGTATTTATATACATAAATCTACTAAAAATAAGTCATTCTTAGATATGCATCATTACTTAAAGAGCATTGGTATAAAAAATAACGATTTTATGTTAGCGCTATTAGATCCTGATCTAGCTGGAATAGATCCTCATGATCCATCTCTTTCTATATATTATAAACAAAAAATACTTAGAGAATGTATATGTAACTACTGGTAAACATTTGCCCGTATCTATAGTAATATAGAATACGCACCTAATAAAATGCTGGAACACCCTAAAACTCAGATGCCTTATATGGGAATCGAAAGATAGAAACAAGTTCTGAGTTGATCTATGCTTAAATGAAAATTATATATATTATATATAACGCTAAAGATTGTTAATAATGGGCAATCAGCAGTTACTTTATAATTGTTATAGAGTAATTCAACGACTAGATGATTAGGTATCCCATAAGATGGGATAAAGATATAGTCTTGAATCCTAGAGAGATTTAGGGAAGTTCATAAGAGAACTGCATGATAATATCATGTGAAATAACGATTTCATCCGTGAATGCGTGAGAATCCCAACACCGGGTGGTGCACCGATATCGTATCAACTTAATAGAGCTAACTTGGCTATGAACTTTTTGTCTATGAATTCTATTAATTTATATTTAGAGATACCACGTCAGTTAGGTAAGACTACGTCTATTATTATACGTTATCTCTATATATACAATTTTGGAACAACTAATTCTAAGATAGCATTTCTTCATAAAGGTCTTTCAGGATCAAGAGATAACTTGCAAGACCTTAAAAACATACGTGATCTATTACCTGAGTATTTACAACTTAAAGAACGCCCTGGAAAAGACGGTAAAGTAGACCGTGGTAAGGATAATACTATGCAGATCATCAATCCATTTAATGGTAATAATATAATGGTTTTTGCTGGAGCGACTACACAAGCTAGAGCTGCTAACATTCTTAGAGGTAAATCTCTTAGTATGGTATGGATAGATGAGTTTGCATTTTTAAACTATAATGATGTAATATACTTAAATGGTGCACCAGCATTGAATACAGCAATGAAAAATGCAGAACGTAATGGAGCACCACATGGTGTTGTATTAACTAGTACACCTGGATTCTTAACTGAAGAAGCCGGTAAATTTGCTTATGCTATGAAAGAAGATGCTACACCATTTTCTGAAACATGGTATGATCTTACATATGCTCAGCTTAAACAAATATTAGATGCTAATGTAAGATCTAATTTTTGTTATATACGATTTACATATCAAGAACTCGGTATGTCTGAGAAGTGGTTCCATGAGATTAGTATCTTAATGAAGAATAGCTGGCCTGATATAAGAAGAGAGATTCTATTAGAATGGTCTAATAGTATAGGTAATTCTCCATTTAATCCTGATGACTTAGAACTTATTAGGCCTTATATACGTAATCCAATATCAGTTGTATATCTATTAGGTAAATATAGATTTGAAACTTATCTTAGAGCAGACACTCGTACATATCCAGCAATAATTGGTGTTGATGTTAGTAATGGATATAAACAAGATAGCTCTACTATAACTGTAATTGATAGCAAGACTACAAAAGTCTTAGGTTGTATGAATTGTAATTTTATAACACCAACTGACTTAGCACGTTGTATTGAATTTATTGTAAAAAATTGGATGCCTAATTCAATCGTAAACGTTGAACGCAACGGAGGTTTTGGTGCTACTGTAATATCTAATCTTATTAAAGCTGGATTAAAGAAGAATCTATATTATGAGATTAAAGATGTTGTTACAGAAGAACGAAATGATGGCATACATACATATAAACAAAAAATTAGAACTAAAGTATATGGTCTTAATAGCACTAAAAGTGTTAGAAAAGAACTTATAGATCTCTTAGTAGAACGTGTTGAGCATCATAAAGATAAGTTCATTTCACCAATAATATATAATGAACTTCTTGGAATGGAAATAAAACGTTCTGGTAAAATAGAACACTCCTCTAATACACATGATGACCAAATATTTAGTTTACTTATGGCATTACATGTATGGTATAATGGAACTAATTTAACAGAGCGTTATGGTATAAGAAAGACTTCTATAAGAACAGATGAAGATGGATTAGAAGAAGTCGATTATTTTAATCCTGAGACCACTGAAATCGTGGGATCATTCAATACTTCAACAGAATTAGAAGATGAGCTCAATAGATTTGTTGAACCCATGATGAATGATAAAACCACAGATATACAATCATTCATAAATGAAACTCATCTTAAGGAATTAGAACAATATAAATCATTATTAAATACTCCAATGGGTGAAAGGGCATTTAGGCAATTATACCATATACCAAATGATCAACCAATAAATAAGTATATGAATACTGAGACTAATGTTATACCAGATAGTGTTCTTTTAAACTTCTATAATGATAATATTAATGGTATGATTGATGTACCTTTTGCGCCCTCTGTAGTTCCAGCTGGAGATGAGCAATATTTAGAAGATGGAGAATATAAATATAGCAACATGTTTAATTGGTAAATTTATATCATGTGCATAACATTGTATAAATTTATTTGAAAGGGAGTATTAATAATGCAAGAGCCTTTACCATATGAATTAAATAATGAATATAATATAACTGAGATTATAGAACATTTTGATTCAGATTATATTTATGATATAATCAATACTCAATTAGATACTGTAAACTTGTATTCATCATTACCAATACCTAATATTATATCATCATATGAGAATACATTCAAAAGTATGCTTGACAGATTTCCAGATGATGATAATAATATATACACATTAAGACGTCAAGTATACTATGATATTATAAGCATATTATGTGAACGATTTAACTTACAATTTAACGAAGACGATGAGAATATTGATTATTATACGGCCGCTTATTACTTATATGACTTTCTTGTATGCAATAAAGTGAATTATATGACTAACTTCTTTACATCATTTATTATAAACAACAAAGATTCGATATATGATATATTAATGAATAATCCTAATATTAATCATAAGGATAGTACACAATCTGCATATGGAAAGATTTTATATGATGATCCGAAATATAATATCATTACAACTAATATACCAACAATATTACAATATATTGCAACCTTAGATATATCATTATATAATATCTTTCAGAGTATATATACTAATAATACAATTATAGACTTCATAAACAACTGTGTAGCTGATAAAGGTAACTTCTTTATATCGTTTTATTGCAATATACTTAATCAACAAGAATACTTACCAATCCTTATAGTCAATATAATATTATCATTACAGAGATTAGTTGGTAATTCTACAGTACAATCAATACAGAATATATTATCATATAATAATATATCTCCGTCTAATAACGAATAATATATTTAATCCAATCACTTTAAGGAGGCTCTAATATGATAACGTTATCATGTACATTGAATAGTATTATAGTCAATAATAAAGAATATGAAATAGAAAAATATTTTGATATCATGGAGGAAATAAGCAAGACTCCAAAAGATGAATTACGTAAAGCATTTAAGAAACATAGTCTAATACTTAATGATAATGAGCTTGATATTATTATAAATCTATTAAATGAATATTATAATGATAGATCTATATCAATATATGAGAGATTGCCTAAGAGTATTAAGAAGAGTGTTAATAATGCTTACAGAAAAATGTATAATGTTGGCTATCGTAGTATAAATAATACTAATATAATTAAAGCAGTCTTTGATAGTATATTAGGTGATATAACATATGAGATAGCATTAAATAGCATTACTAAACAATATGATGAAGAAACCATTAAATATAATCGTAAAATTAGAGATGCATATGAAAATATGTATGAGATAGCCTTTAACTCTATAGATGAACTTAAAGAAGAAGATCCAGAGAAAGCAGAATATATACAAACCATTAAGGATGCATTTGAGAAAGCTAAAACATTTAAACCACAAATTGAATTCTTGCATAATGATAGACCTAAGTTAGTAAAGCGTTATGCAATGAACTATAATTCTATATCAGCAGAGTTTGTTAAGAAAACCACCGGATCAAAGCTTAAACTAAATGATCCATCAGACTTATATAATGTAATACGTAGATTTTTGCCAAAAGAGTATAATGGCACTGATATTAAACGATTCATATCATTATTGACCAAATCTATTATGGATTTAGATTATACAGATATGGCTAATTCATGTTATGCATATCGTTTACTTGATAGTATAGCTCAACATAAACTTGCAGAGAAAAATAAAGATATTGATGTATTTGTACGTATCGCAAATGTAATAGATGAGATTAATAAAGTAATTAAAGAATACGAAAACAAAAACCACAAGAGGAAGTGATAAAAATGGAATCACCTTTGTATCCAAGGGATGATCATTATTTGTATGGATCAGGTTTCCGTTATCCATATCCACCGTATTATAGTAATATGTGGTACCACCGTAATCCACCAAGAAGGTTTCTCTCTGATATGGTATGGTTCTATGATGATGGAGCCACATATATGCTTGATAGCAGACCAGCCGATCCAGTAACACCAGTATTAAGAAGTGCTCAAGCTAATAATATAATTAATATAGAAACAGTATTAGTACGTTCACTTAGAGTTAAGCTTTATTCTGTTAATGAAGAAGACGATATTGATATAACGCTAGAGTTAGGACGTAAGTATGCTATAGCATATATTACTGAAGGCGGTATGAAAGTTGCTAAAGGTATTCTTAAAGTTATAGATTCATCAATACCTGATACATGTACAAGATATATTGGTGAATTTAATTCTAATACCATAACAGCATATATTGGATTAGATTGTTCTACTGAGGGTAATTCTGATAAACGTAAGATATATATTGCAGCAATAAGAGATATTAAAGACATTACTGAAGAAGACGCTGATATTACATTAGACACAGAATCATTATCAGATTCCCAAAAGCTTACATTACTTGCTAATGGTATACCATTCTATAAACAAATTTTAGAAGAGATACTTGACAAAGTAACAGATCCGAGTAATGCTGATATTATGGAAAAACTTAGAGATATGGATCCTGATAGCAAGTTAAAGTATATTATAGATAAAATAGATTCAGCTAAACCAATATTAGCTTTAGAAATACAACCAGCTAATAATCAATCAAATACAAATAATAATGGATAAAAAATAAATACAATATGTATACCCATAGGGATCGCTCCCTATGGGTATGATTTTTATATTATATCTAAATCAATAGATGGATATTTAGTATATTCACCATTGAATATTATCTGTATATTCTTATTAGTAGATATTATGGTTAAACTAAAATTGATATTATATATAGTCCCATTATTATCTATAAATTGATGAATAATATCAATTAAGTAATGGCCATTCTCATCTATTATAAGACTTCCAGAATATGAGTTAAACACTTTTAAAGCATATGTATTGCTATGAAGTGCTATAGCATCAATAACACTATTATACACATCTAATGGTATTGTTATAGAATTTTTACTAATCTTAATACTTTCAGATGGAAATGTAAATAATTGATTTCCAATAACATGCTGTATTATTCTATTTTTATTTGTCATATTAATCCTCCTAACGATATTTAAAAGATGGATTATACTTCTCTGGTAGATAACGTTTGTTATTACCTCTAGAGAGTATATATACTTTTGCTTTACGTCTACCAAATGTAATACATTTATTTTTATCTCCCATATAGATATCTATAGTCTTTTTAGGGAATGCACCTCGATCTTCGACTGTAAAGATACCATATCCCTCAATATAGAGTTTAGTACCTAAGGGAAAATCACTTGAATGCGCAGCCACAGTATGATCCCTGCGGGGATATTTACCAATCGCGCATCTATACCCACTCCATGCATATGCTGTAAGACTAAATGTACCAACATATTCCATTATCGGTTTGTTATTAGTTAATAAATCTCTAGACACCATATAAATGTTATTATTAACTAATATTTGAGTATGTGGTTCATTCTCCTTTGGTAACGGTAACACTACATTGACCTTATCACCATAAGAAAATGATATTTTATTATCTCCACTTACAACAGTTGTGAATGCTTTAATATAACGTATTGTAGTCTTATATTCATCCAATACAACATCCTTTGATTCCATTGCATTAGATGGAGATATCAAATACATACATATACCAAATAATACAACAAATTCTACAATAATAAAGATTATAAATTTAATAAACTTTTTCTTATCCATTATATCCTCTCCTTATAATAAACAGATTATAACGTCTACCCTAAAAAGGTTCAAAAAGCCATTTACCTAAAGATGTCTTAATATAATACCTCTTATTTTTGAAGTTCTTATCTGTATCCATCTTATATTTAATAAAGGCATCTAAATAATCTGCAACATAATTATCATTAGATGGAGGATACATATAATCATCCAAAGTATTTTTCTTAAATTCCTCAGATGCTTGCTCATATGGATATTCAAGTATCTTATATGGTTTCATCTCAGGAAAATCATTCATCATACCCTCAACTTCCATGGTATTATTCCATGGACGTATTATAACCTTAAAAACATCGAATTTTACATAATCATGTATTGCTTTAATTGATCTGACATATATACTATTAGATTCTGAAATGACTTTAAGGTCACTTCTATTAAGATAGTAAACCTTTGGTTCTGTTGATGAATCATCAACTCTAAAAGCATCATCAAATCTTTCACGCAAAAACGTATAAAACATATCATATGGAATCATCATAAACACAGTATGTGAATATGAACTAGGGTCTTTAGTATTAATTGGTATTTTAACTCCAAGCAGTCTGTTTTGTACTATCATAATGAAACCTCCTTATTATATTAATATAAAATTTAGTGCGTTAATAACTTATTCATAAAATAGTTTATGAAATAGTTAACACCATTAGGTGTTACTATTGGAACATATCTATCAAGTTCATGATCATATACGGCCTTTAATACTCCCATATTTAATGATTTCTGTGTAGGCATATTATAATTCATTTTATCTCTAATTAAGAAACCATCAAATCTTAAATGAGCCATCATATCATGCAAACCAAATGAGAATGATAGATTATTCTGTATAATTTTACATAATGTATTTAATGTAGTATCTATATTATCTATTTCTATAGCTTTACCCGTGTTAGCCCATGAAGTCATTTCATCAACTTGATTAGAGAGAATTGTATTACGAGCTTCTAATTCTTCTATTTTCTTATTGTACTTCACGGCCATCATGGGATCAATATTAATAACATTACGTGTATTATTAGATGCATAATAACCATAAGACCATATATCAGGCAACACTTTATGATATACCCAATTCTGGAATTCCATTGCCTTAGGATGTCTAGATCTAGCTATAACTCTAAATAATCCAGGTAATGTAATGAATACTACATCTTGAGTATGTCTAACACCATTAGAGCTGAGATCCGAAATTTGGACCTCAGCTATATTAATATTAATAACAATCTTCTCATAATCTGATAATATTCTATACATATGAGCGGGATGACCATACCCTAGTACATTAGCTACATCAGGACCGCAGAATAACGTGCAATCAGGTGTAGGTCCATTAACAATAACACGTATAGCATTATTTTCAAATAAGAAATCTAACATACCATTCATATTATTATGAATCATATTAGGATCATAACCATATGCTCTTGCATTAGATTTCCAATCATCAATAGATGATTGTGGTAAATTATTACGTACATCCTCAGGAATATTATAAAATTCATTAGGATGTAATAAATTATATAATGGTCTCATATTACCATTATTATTATCAGAATTAACATTCTGATTACTATTAAGCCCATTATTACTATTATTAGTATTTTCCATAATGAAAATACCTCCTTATTATATAAATTTAGAACAGGATTACTGGTCTATACTTATATAATATATAATTGAAAATAATATTACTCTAATAAAAAATAAAAAGGAAGTCGTGGTGACCTTTCCTCTTTTCCTTATAAGCATTCTATAACATACGCGATTGCCATAAGGATGGTTAAAGCTTCGATACATTGCATTATTATTACTAATAATAATGACACAATGAATCTGCCGGTTTGTACTTTTCCGGTGAACTTTTGTAGTAATCGTATTATCGTATCAACTATTCCCGCTCCGGTCAACAGACGGAGCCCGAATTCGTCGCACACTATAATACCAAGCAACAATACCACATAAAGCACCATTACATTAATACTTACCATATTATATCTCCTTCTGGTTTGTTATTGCAGTTTTCCTTCTGCTTATTACGGCTATAATATACAATTCAAAAAAAGTAATATTACAGGAGATATTTATGGTTATATTTAAAGATAACATACCCCTCTAGTCCATAGAAGACTAGAGGGATTAAATATTAATTAAAATCACTAAATGAGATGTAATTAATAATACTATCGATTTTATCTAAATATGGTTTAATGTAATTAACGCAAAATTTAGCACATGATATATCATAATCTTTATGAAAAATAATATCAAACTGACATTCATATGAATATAATTTTCTTATATCATATTTTTCAAAAACACTACTATTAGTGAAAAGTGAAGAATTAATAAATCTACATGGAACAAGTCTACCACTGATTGTGCAACCATCAATAGTTGTATTATTAAATAGGTCGTCAATCTTATCAGCTAATACGTTAAACTCATCTGTTGAGTAAAACCTAGCTAAAATGTGATACATAATAGCATTATACGATTTAATTTTCATAAATATATACCGCCTTTCAATAATTTATATTTAATTTATGTTATTATAGTTGTATAATATTACTATAATTGACGTTATCGTTTAATCGTTTAAGACCAACTGATTCTAATGGAAAATTTGATAGATTGCTATTGATGATTTCACCAATATTAACAAATGGTATTATCCATTCAGGTACTTTAGTATCTAATGGGAATCCGATAGTGTCAAGCTTATCTGATAATGCAGGATTGTTTAATACCTTATATATATTCTCATACACCTCAGGGTAAGTATTCTTAATGATATCAATATTATGCTTATTAATATTGCATTTGATTTTATATATAAAATTATGTTCATTAAGATTTATAGATGGATAATCACTAGGTTTAATCTCATTATACATAATACAAGCTTTAATACCATTAACACGCATGGGATAT